GGTTGGGAAAATCTGGAAAAGACCCCAGACTTTATAAAATATGGAATGTACGCATCAATAGCGGGGTCATTTGGTTTGCGGTCATTCACTAAATTAAGGAGAAAATAATGGCTTTTACCTTATCACAAAGAAGTCTAGGCAGATTAGATGGAGTAAATAACAAATTACATTCGGTAGTAACCACAGCTATAGGTCTGACAAATGTAGACTTTGGGGTTACTTGTGGACTCAGAACCGAAAAAGAGCAAGAAGATTTAGTAGCTAGAGGTGCTTCAAAAACTATGAAAAGCAAACACCTTACAGGCGAAGCGGTGGACGTTGTGGCTTATATTGGTGGCTCACGCATTTCATGGGAACTAAACCTTTATGACGATATAGCAGATGCGTTCAAAGAAGCGTCAGTAAGAGAAGGAGTAGGTATAAGATGGGGTGCTTCATGGCATATCCCAGACTTGCGAGATTGGGAGGGAACGGCTGAAGAAGCTATGATGGCTTATATAGACCTTAGACGTTCACAGGGCAGAAGACCCTTCATAGATGCACCACACTTTGAGCTAGTAACATCATGAGTAAGATATATTTGAAGCTTTATGATTTCTTCTC